CCCGGTGCTGCCGTCGGTCTTTCAAGGGCCATTGCTTCCGGCGTACCTCTGGAGTATGCAAGCCGCCTGACGAACAACTATGTAAACGGGCAGATTACCCGTGAGCAGTATGAGGAATCCATCGATCGACTGATTAACGAAGGCGGGCCCTGGGGCCGTTAAGCAAGGAGGAGCTCAAAATGCCAAGATTTTCTGACAGGCTGAAACACGCCTGGAGCGCGTTCTTTGGACGGGATGCGCCGATGATGAGGGATTTGGGGCCATCTTCCAGCGAACGACCGGACACGCCGCGTCTTTCAAGGGGCAACGCCCGAAGCTTCGTTGCCGGTATCTATAACCGAATCGCCTTGGACTGCGCCGAGGTGGCTATCCATCATGTGCGGCTTGACCAGGCGGGTCGGTTTGCCGGATACGTGCAAAGCGGATTGGAAGAATGCCTCAACGTGGAGGCCAATATTGATCAAACGGGTCGTGCTTTCCGGCACGACCTTTTTCTTTCTCTTCTGGATGAAGGCGTTGTAGCCGTCGTTCCGGTGGAAACGGACATCGACCCGAAATACAGCGGCGGATACGACATCCGGAAGCTGCGGGTAGGCCGGGTAAAGCAATGGCATCCGAATTACGTCGAGGTTGAATGCTACAACGAAAAGACGGGGAACAAAGAAACCATCTCGGTTCCCAAGAAAATCGTTGCTCTGCCGGAAAACCCTTTCCGTGCTGTGATGAACGAGCCGAACTCCACCCTGCAGCGGCTGCAGCGTAAGCTTGCTCTGCTGGATCTTGTGGATGAGCGGACCAGCAGCGGACGAATGGACATGATCATTCAGGTCCCCTACTCCAGCAAAAGCGAAATGCAGAAGAAGCACGCCAACGAACGGCGGGATGCTCTCGAGAAGCAGTTGGAAAACAGTAAGTACGGCGTAGCCTGGATGGATGGCACCGAAAAGATCGTGCAGCTGAACAGGCCAATCGAAAACAACCTGCTGGATCAGATTGAATCTCTGCGAATGGAGTTCTACAGCCAGTTGGGTATGACCAAGGAGGTTTTCGAGGGCACCGCCGATGAGCAGACCATGCTGAATTACAATAACCGGACGATCGAGCCTCTGCTGAGCGCCGTGGCGGATGAGATGAAACGTAAATGGCTCACCAAGACCGCCAGAACTCAGCTGCAAAGCATCGCTTTCTTCCGGGAGCCTTTCAAGCTGGTCCCCGTGACGCAGCTGGCCAGCATCGCCGACGTCTTCTCCAGGAACGCTATCCTCAGCTCTAACGAGCTCCGGGCAATCCTCGGATTCAGACCCAGCGACAGCGAACGGGCCAATGAATTGATTAATAACAACATGCCTGCAGATGCGATCGGCGGAGAACCGGCCATCACTCCGGGGGACGACGTGCCCGGCCAGGAGTCCAGTGGTGAATACTTACCGGAAGGTTCGCCCAGCAACATTACACCCTTTATTCCAGAAAAGAATCCAATGGACACGCCTATCTCAGCGTTGACGGGATGATGAGCGTAATTTGAATAATGCGACCGGAAATGGTGCTTGCATCGCTTCCGGTTTTCTTTATTTGCGAAAACTCAAAATGCCAAGAAAAACGGGCGCTCACCCCGCATATGAGAATGGAGGACAACATGAGCGAGAAGAAACCCTACGATATTTGCGGATGGGCGACCAAGTTCAACGTGCATTGCGCTGACGGCCGTACGATCCGCCCCGGAGCCTTCGACGACTGCGATGGAAAGCAGGTTCCGCTGGTGTGGCAGCACATGCATGACGATCCGGCCAACGTGCTCGGACATGCGGTGCTCCACGTTCAGCCTGAAGGTGTCTGGACGGAAGCCTGGTTTAATGACAGCGCCAAGGCGGATGACGCCAGAGAGCTGATCCGGAACCGGGACATTAACTCTTTTTCCATTTATGCGAACAAGCTGAAGCATAGGGGACATGACGTGATTCACGGCGTGATCCGGGAAGTCAGCCTGGTGCTGGCCGGAGCCAATCCGGAAGCGCTGATTGAATTTCCGGTGCTGGAGCACGGCGATGGCGAACCGGTGGAGGACGAGGCCGTGATCTACAGCCATGGCATCATCGCTCCGGTCGGCAGTCTCCCCACCTCCGCGTTCCCCAATGCCGCAGCCGCTCAGGATTACATGATGCACGGAGCGATCGGTCCGCGGAACCCGCAGCCGATACAGATTCCCGTGCAACCTGTTCAGATGAATCCCGGACAGCCCGTATATTCGGAACCAGTGCCCGAGAATCAAAACACAATGGCGCATACCGCGGCGATGACCGCTCAGAGACCGCCTCAGGTGACGGTCGCGCCTAAAGGAGGAAATACCATGCCTAATGCCCAGAACCAGCGCACGGTGCGCGATGTATTCAATGAAATGACAGACGAGCAGAAGAACGTTGTTTACTTTATGCTCGGCGAAATGATGGACGATCTGAAAACGGAGGATAATGACATGATGCACAGTGCTTTCGAGAACACCACCCCCCGTGCCCAGCTGAGCGCGGAAGACTACAAGAACATCTTCGCCCTGGCCAAGAAGGAAGGCAGCCTGAAGGCCGGCGTGGAAGCCTTCGTGGAAGAGAACAGCGACCGTCTGGCCCACAGCGTTTACAACGCTGACGGTACCGAGCAGACCTACGGCATCGCCGATATCGACACCCTCTTCCCGGAATACAAGAACATCACCAACACTCCCGAATTCATCAAGCGGGATCAGGACTGGGTCGGTACGGTGATGAACGGCGTCCGTAAGACCCCTTTCAGCCGGATCAAGAGCCAGTTCGCCAACATCACCATGGATGAAGCCCGGGCCAAGGGATACACCAAGGGCAGCCGGAAGGTGGAGGAAGTCTTCAGCCTGCTGAAGCGTACCACCGATCCCCAGACCGTGTACAAGAAGCAGAAGATGGATCGGGACGATATCCTGGACATCACTGATTTCAATGTTGTCAGTTGGATCAAGAGTGAAATGCGCCTGATGCTGGACGAGGAAATCGCCCGCGCTATCCTGATCGGCGACGGCCGTCTGTCCACGGATGACGACAAGGTGGATCCCAGCCACATTCGTCCTATCTGGGGTGATGACGAGCTGTACGCCATCAAGGCCCATGTGACGGCCGGCAAGGACGAGGCCGCCACCGCCAAGGCCGCGATCCGCACCGCTATCAAGGCCCGGAAGAACTACAAGGGCTCCGGCAACCTGACCTTCTACACCACCGAGGATATGCTGACGGAAATGCTGCTGCTGGAAGACGGCATCGGCCATCCCCTGTATGCCGACGTGGCTGCTCTGGCCCGGAAACTGCGGGTGAACCGCATCGTGACTGTGCCCGTGATGGAGAACCAGACCTCCGGCGGCGAGACCCTGGCGGGCATCATGGTTGACCTGAAGGACTACAACGTTGGCGCGGACAAGGGTGCCGGCGTGGAGATGTTCGACGACTTCGACATCGACTACAACCAGTACAAGTACCTGATCGAGACCCGGATTTCCGGCGCTCTGGTGAAGCCATACAGTGCGATCGTGCTGGTGATCGGCGGAACCGACACCACCTACACTGAGACCGATGACTACACCGGCAGCCCCAAGGATAAGGGCTACTACGAGAAGGAAGGCGCAATCTATCGGCCCAGCCGTGACACCTCTATCGTGGAAGGCAAGACCTACTACGTGAAGGGCTGATCGGAAGACGTTAACGGGGCGGGATGACTGAAAACGGTCTCCCGCCTCTTTCCTTTTTCGAATCATCTCAAAATGGAGAGAAAATCATGGCCAAATTCTACGGAAAGATCGGATTCGGCGTGGATGTGGAAACCGGGCTGGACGTATGGGAGCCCGGCATCATGGAGCGGCCCTACCGAGGGGACGTGGTCCGGGTCCGCAGAAGCTGGGATAAGGGCGAAGATCTTAACGATAACCTGAATATCAGCAACGAGATTTCCATCGTAGCGGATGCATACGCCTACGAGCACTTTCACGCCATGAGATATATCGAATGGATGGGCACCAAATGGAAAATCCGGGATATCACCGTGGAACGGCCCCGGCTCATCCTGTCGATTGGAGGGGTATGGAATGGCAAGCCGACCGGAGCTTAGCGAACTGCTGCACGGAATGGCAAAGAATGTTTACTTTCAGCAGCCATCCGCTACCCAAATGCAATACCCGTGCATCATTTACCACAGAAAGCCGCCGCAGATCATCCACGCCGACAACCGGCCCTATAAGAAGGATCTGTTCTGGCAGATTACGGTCATCGACAGAAGCCCGGACAGCGAGATCGCCGAAGCGGTGGAAGAGCTGCCGGGCATTCAGTGCGATGCCTACTTTGCGCAGGATAACCTGCACCACTATGTTTACTCACTGTACTACTAAGGAGGATACACACCATGTCGAAAATTGTTTGGGACGAAACCGGCAAGCGCTACTGGGAAACAGGCGTTAAGAACGGCGTTCTTTATCCCATGAAGGCCGACGGTACCTATGATAAGGGCGTGGCCTGGAACGGACTGATCTCCATCAGCGAGAATCCTGATGGCGCCGAACCCAACGAACTGTGGGCCGACAACATCAAGTATGCCGTGCTCCGCAGCGCCGAGACCCTCTCTCTGACCATCGAAGCCTATACCTATCCCGAAGAGTTCGAACCATGCGACGGCCTGGCGACCATTGAAAATGCGCCCGGCGTGCTGATCGGCCAGCAGGAGCGGCAGAGCTTCGGCCTGTGCTACC